GGTTGGTTCCGCAGGCTCTACCACCGTTCTATCTCTGAAGCCGCCCGATGCCTTCAAGCCTGAACCAGTGATTGCGAAAGCGAAGGTCTGATTATGTCCCGGACAGTGGAGGCGGCGCTCCGTGCGATGCGCGGGACGATCCGCAATGCGATGTCGCGTGCGGTGGTTTTGCTGGCGGACGATGGAAAGAAGGTCCAGGAACTACAGATCGAAGCCCTTGAGGGCGAGACACGCGACGCAGTCGAGCGGTTTCAGAACTACGGCTTCACGGCGAACCCTTTGGCGGGCTCCGAAGCCGTCGTCGTGTTCTTAGGCGCCAGCCGCGACCACGGCGTGGTCGTGGCGGTGGACGATCGCCGGTATCGGCTGAAAGAGCTGCAGCCCGGAGAGGTCGCTATCTATACCGATCAGGGCGACAAGATCGTGTTGAAGCGTGACGGCAACATCGAGGTCACGGCATCCACCAAAGTCACCATAACGTCCCCTGAGGTCGAGATTTCCGGCGATCTAGTCGTCAATGGGGACATTTCCGTGCCATCGGGCGACGTGACCGCCGGTTCGATCAGCTTGAAGACGCATGTTCACGGCGGCGTGCAAACCGGCGGCGGCGTGACTGGAGCGCCGCAATGACGGACTTCGCGCTTGCGGTGAGCACGCTTGGAATCGACCTATCTATCGAAGCCAACGATCTCAAAGACGATGACGGCCTTCGCACAGCGGTCCTGATCTCCGTTTTTGCGAACCGTCGCGCGCTCGACAGCGATGTGCTTCCTTCTGGCGGCGACGACCGGCGCGGATGGTGGGGCGATGCCGTCCCTGTTGAGGCATCACGCGACGGCAGACCTGATCTGACGGGTTCCCGGTTGTGGCTTCTGTCTCGGGAAAAGCAGACACCACAGGTTTTGGCCCGCGCGAGACAATACGTCGTCGAGGCGTTGGCCTGGATGGTTGAAGACAAGGTCGCGCGCAGCATCGACGTTCAGGCCGCCTTTGTTGGCATCGGAGCCCTTGGCATCGGGGTGGCGATACAAAAACCGGATCAGACCCTCGTCAGATTCAAGTTCAACTACACCTGGGCAGCAGAAGCGGTGGAGGCGGATCAAGGATGAGCTTTCAGCGCCCCGATCTCGAAACACTGGTGCAGAGAGTCCAGAACGATTTTGTGCGCCATCTCTCGTTGAAGACGCCAATCCTTCGACGCTCGATGGTCTGGGTTTTTTCCAGAGTCATCGCGGGCGCCGTTCACGCACTTCATGGTCATCTGGTCTGGTTGGCGAAGCAGATGTTTCCCGACATTTCGGACGTCGATTACTTGGAAAGACAAGCCGCGCTCTACGGTATCGCGAGACAGGCCGCGACGTTCGCGACCGGCCCGATCCGGTTTACCGGCACCAACGGCACAGTAGTGCCCTCTGGAACGCTGATTCAGCGCGCCGATGGTCAGCAATACCGGACGACGGCTGCTGGAACGATCTCATCTGGCGTCGCGACGGTCCAAGCCGTGGCTTTGACCGCTGGTGCCGCCGGAAACGCAGCCGCCAACGATGCCGTGACCCTGGTTTCGCCGATATCCGGGGTCGCAACTGCCGCTTTGGTTTGGACCGGAGGGATCGTCAACGGGCTGGACGCCGAGTCCGACGCCTCAGTGCGAGGACGGCTGCTACAACGATTGCGGGAACCACCTCTAGGAGGCGCAGAGGGCGACTATGAACGCTGGGCGCTGGAGGTGCCAGGGATCACCCGAGCTTGGGTGTATCCTCAGGAATTGGGGCCTGGGACCGTCACTGTTCGCGTGGTCAACGACAACGCTGATCCGATCATTCCAAATCTGGCGAAGCTTGACGAGGTTGCCGCCTATATCGAGGCGCGCCGCCCCGTGACGGCACAGGTAACCGTGGTCGCGCCCGTCGCGACGGCCATCAACTTTACCATCGATCTATCGCCGGACACCGCGGACGTCAGAGCGGCAGTGATCGCTGAGCTACAGGACCTTCTGCGTCGCGATGCCGTGCCAAGCGGCACGATTTTGCTGTCGAGGATCCGCGAGGCGGTATCGGTTGCTGCGGGCGAGTCGGACAATACGGTTACCGTTCCGAACGCGAACGTCGTCAGCGCAACCGGCCATATCGCGGTGATGGGTACGGTGACATGGACGTAGTCGCCTATGCCCGGCAACTCCGCCGCTTGTTTTTGCCTGGACAGGCCTTCGCAGACGAGCCGCAATCGACACTGACGAAGTCGTTCGAGGCGATGGCTGAGGAACTCGCCCGGATCGACGGCCGGGCCGGTCAGTTGCTCGCTGAGTGGGACCCTCAAACTGCATTTGAGCTTTTGGACGATTGGGAGCGCGTTCTCGGGCTTCCCGACGATTGCGTTCAAGGTCCTCAAACTCTCGAAGAACGCCGTGCGGCGGTCTTGAACAAACTGACGTTGATCGGCGGTCAGACAAAAGAGTTCTACGTCAAGATCGCGGCAAAACTTGGCGTCATCGTGACGTGCCGCGACTTTGCAGAGTTTCGCGCTGGGTTCTCGGCGGCCGGCGATCCGGTTTCAAATGGAGACTGGGTCCATGCCGTCGAGATCGCAGCGCCCGAAGTCTCTGTCCAGTTGTTCCGCGCCGGTCGCTCAACGGCGGGCGACAGCCTCGCGACATGGGGCAACGAGAAGTTGGAGTGCGCTCTGAACGATCAGGCACCAGCGCACGCAATCATGGTTTTCACATACGGGTAGGCCGAATGTACCGAATCGACAGCGCGGGTTCGCAAGGTGGCAACTTCACCGATGGCGATCCCGGAAATGGCGTTCCTGCGACCGTCGTTCCTGCCCATTGGCTGAACGAAGTCCAGGAGGAACTTGTCGAAGTTCTCGCCGCCGGTGGAGTGACACCAATAAAGGGCACGCGGACTCAGGTCCGGCAGGCCATTCAGGCCATGATCGACGATGCCTTTGTTCCTATCGGCGAGCCCCGAATTCATTGGGGTCCAGAAGCATCGCTGGCGTCAAACGAGTTGCCGCTCGATGGGCGCAAAATACTGCGTTCGAGCTACCCGGTCCTTTTTTCTCGTTATGGAACTGTATTCAATACAAATGCCGGTCCTACTGAATTCAACATTCCAGACTTCCGGGACACGTACATCGTCGGTTCGGGCGGCGTTCTTGCCTTTGCGGCGCGAGCTGGATCGAACCAGGTGACGCCGACGGTGGCCGCTTCCGGATCGCACAATCACGGCGGTCAAACCGCCGATCACGCCCTCTCCACGGCGCAATTGCCTCCGCATGAGCATACCGTTGTCGCTGACCGGTACGTCAGCACTGACGACGCCACTGGCGTCACGACGACCAGCGGTTCGGTGTTGTTGGCTGATCGCAATCAAACCGTTCAGTTGAACACCAACGCCGATCTTCGGGCGACGAACACGGGCTCCGGCCAAGGTCACGCGCACAATGTGACCTCCGATGGTTCTCATATCCACAACGTCAATCCGGTCGACAACCGGCCTCAATCTCTCGCGTTGGTCTGGAAGATCAGGGCCCTGTAATGCACAAAATCGATAGTTCTACAGCGACGCTGGGAAATCAGTTCACGGCGGGCGATCCGCAATTGGGTGAGCGGCCGACAGTCGTCACCGACGATTGGTTGAACGCGGTACAGGGTGAGATAGTCAGCACCGTCGAGGCTGGGGGCGTACCTCTATCGAAGCCTGACAATGCACAACTGTCCAAGGTATTGCGCGGTCTTGTCGGTGCGGCAGGAAATAGGCAATCCGTCGTCTTCGGGCGGCTCAACGGTAGCGGCCAAGCGGAGATACTCGCCACGCTGACTGGGTTGGATTTTCAAGTCCTTGGCTCAGCGACGCCCGCAGTCTTCGCATTTGGTGCTGGCGCTGATGCTCAGGGTTTGGTCGATCGCTTTGGCAGCATCGCTACCGACGTCACGGTCACGATGCCGGCGAACGTCACGCGCTACGTCTATGCGGAACGGAATCCGACAACCGGCGCAGTGACGGTCGGGCTTGCCTCGCAAGTACCGGTGTATGGCGACGTCCATCCGGCCTCGCCCGCGGCTGGCCAGCATTCGTTTCTCGCCCCGCGAAACGCCATGTTCCAATGGGATGGGACCGCGTGGGTCCAAGTTCAGCGCGTCTTCATCGGTGTCGTCGTATCTGGCGGGTCCTCTATCAGTTCGGTGACGACATACGGCCTGCGCACGCGACCAGATATTCTTCCCGTCAATTCGATCATTTCAAACCTTTATGCGACCGAGACGAGTCTGCAGGGGAGCCTAAACTTCATCGCGGGGACCGGCGCCGTCGTCTATGCCGACTCCGATCCGGCGAAGAACGGGCTTTGGCGCAAAACTGGCGCTCCCGGCTTCGGAAATTGGGTTCTGGCGTTGCCCACAATTCCCGGCGTGCAAGTCATACCGCTGACCGATGCCGGTGCCGGAACGGCGAACGCGCTCCAAGTCACGACCCCATTTCCGATCACGCCGAGCCCGAACACCGTCATCTATATTCTGCTTCCGTTCCGCTCTAATACCGGGGCGTCGACGATTTCAATCAACGGTGCAACGCCGAAACCGCTGCAGACCGCCTCTGCCCAAGCCCTAATCGAAAACGACTTAGTCGCCGGCCAAGCACAGTTCCTAATTGACGACGGAACTCGTTTGCGGATCACGAACAATATCCGGCCAGAATTGGCGTCTTATGCTGCGCAGGCCATCGCAGCTCGCGACGAAGTGCTAACTCTCAAAGCTGACGTTCAGGCGATCGTGGCCGGTTTCCCAAATATCGCTACGTTCACGTCGCCTCCAACGGCAGCGCCACAGACCAACCCTGTGACTTGGCTGAAGCACACGCTGATGGATGGAACCATCTTGCGGATTCCAGCCTATGCGATGCCGACCGACGTCATCATTTTCTGTGGTCAAAGCAACAATCTTGGCGTCGGGACAGCGGCGCTCGCACCATCGAACAAGGCCTATCTCTATACCGGCGGCGTCATCACTTACCCGTTTGTCGAGCCAGCCGCGGGGGCCAACACCGGGTCTATGCTTGGCGCCTTCGCCAACACCTGGACGGCCCGCACTGGCAACCGTGTTCTGCTTGTCCAGGCTTCGGTGGGATCGTCGGCGCTTCTCGCGGCGGCGGCTTCCGGCAACAACTGGTCGCCGACGGGTGCGCACAGGGCTGCGGCGGTTACGCTGGCGAACAACGCAATCGCTGCAATCAATGCCAGCCCCGACCACAAACTTGGAAAAGTCTACATCGTATGGTGCCAGGGCGAGGCCGAAGCCGCTCTAATCAATGGGACGACTATCACCGGCAATCTGTACGAGCCAGCGTTGGAGGACGTCGCCACTTACTTTAAGGCGCAAATCCCTCTTCTGGAGCAGGTCTTCGTCGTCGCTTCCGGCGGTAAGAACGACAATACTCTAGGCGCGGGCTTTGCAGAAATCCGTGCGGCGCAACGGCGTGCATGCACCGATTCTGCGCTTCTGCGCATGGTCTATACCGGCGCGTCGTCGTTCTCGGCTTCGGGTCTGAACTACCAAGCGTCTGCGACCACCGGTAACGATGTTCATTGGGGTCAGGTTGCGTTGAATATGGTTGGCGCGTGCGCTGCCATTGAAGCGTCGAAGGCTTCCGAAACGGCAATACCGACGGCGCCCGCAATCGTCGGAACGCCGCAGCAGTTGACCGACGCGAACACCACTGCCGTGGCCTCGCCGTCGACGACCTCCTACACAGTTCAGGTTGGCGCTTTCGGCTTGATTGTCAGCGTTGGACTAGGACGGACGACTTCCGGATCAGGCAACGCAATATCAGGCTGCAGCTTCGACGGGGTGCCGATGATCCCCGCAACGAAAAACACGACGAACGCTCTTCTCGCGAATGCAGCGACCTC